AAGACTGACAATGCTACTGATAGTAGACCAAGAGACTTCCCAGATCAAGCAGAAAATCGATTGGAGAGAACACTATGATTGGAGGTAAAAATGGCATTAGGTAATCAAGTATCACAGAGTCTAGATGATGCTTCTAACAATCTTCGTAATGCACTTGCATTCGCTGCTAGACAAGAAAGGCCTATTGTGTGTAAACAAATTGCAGATCTTATTTCGGAAATTGAAACTATAGGTTCATTTGATTCTATTATGGATACTTTGGAGGAATATAGTAATGAATGATTTCCTAGATAATCTTGCTGCTGATCAATATCAAAAAATGCATAAAAAAGAAGAAATTGCAGAATTGAAGAGACAGATTCTTGAACTTAAAGCAGAAATATCAACTCTAAAAGCATTCAAAAATGGTATCTGGTGATGACTAAAAAAAGCATTCCCTGGTATGAATTACACAAAATTGCTGATCAATTAAAAGGTAAACTACATCAGATTACTGGTGCAGATAGTCATGATAGAGAATATAAAAAAATTGTAATAGAATATGAGGAGGAAAAATCAAATGATTGATAATACTTGCGTGGTATATACAAACGGTAGTCAGGAGTGTGAGCGTATAGCATCACTATTAAGATCATTAGATGGTGAGTTTTTAGAGTATAAACTCAATGAACATTTTACTCAAAGAGCATTTGAATCAGAGTTTGGACCTGAAGCAACATATCCTCAGATTTCTATCGGTGCAAAACACATTGGCAATCTTAGAGAAACTCTACACTACATGAAAGACCAAGGAGTGTTCGCTTGACGAACTGTCCACTCGGAGGGTTTCTACCCTCTTTTTTTTGTATAATTGATTCATACGAGACAAACCTATGAATCGCCACCAGATTAAATCTCAACTCGCCAAGTTGCTTGCAACTGAGGATCTGGTTGTTGAACACAAACACGTTGAAACTGCATGTTTCAACGTCCACAGTCGCGTCCTGACACTCCCTATGTGGGAGAAGGCATCCAACAGTGTTTATGACATGTTGGTAGGTCATGAGGTCGGCCACGCCCTCTATACCCTCGATGAGAACTGGTTGGATCGATACAATATGAGTCCATCTTTCTTCAACATCACTGAAGATGTGCGGATCGAAAAATTGATGAAACGTAAGTATCCTGGTCTGCGTAAGTCTTTCTACGGTGGGTATCGAGAATTGTCAGAGAAGGACTTCTTTGATTTGGAAGGTCAAGATGTTTCTAAGATGGGTTTGGCTGATCGAGTAAATTTACATTTCAAGATTGGTAACTTCATTCAAGTTTCTTTCCGCAACGATGAAGAAAAAGATATTGTTAAACAGATTAGTGATGCAGAGACTTTTGAAGAATCTTTGATCGCTGCACAACGTATGTACGATTATTGTAACCAGAAAACGGAGGAGAAACTGGCTGAGGTTAAACCCCCAGCACAGGTTCCTTCTGCAAGTAATGAACAACCAAGTCAATCTCAACCTTCTATTCCTACTCCTACCGATTCTGAAGATACGGGTGATACCGAGTCTGAAGAAAAAGAACAAGGTCAAGAAACCGCAGAGGAAAGAGTTGAACTGGATGAAAATACATCTGATGAGTTGGATGTAAAGACTGTAGATGGTCTTGAGGAGAAGATTCGCGACTTGGTTGATAATAATGCCATTGAAACTTTTTACGTTGAAGTTCCTTCAGTGGATCTAAAAGATGTGATTGCTTCAAATGAAGATGTTCATGAAGTAATTGAAAACTGGTGGACTAAAAATGTAGCTCATCTTACAGACTCTCCAATAGAGAATCCTTATGACCACCTCTTCGGTACGGTTGATGGGGAATTTCGTAAATTTAAGAAATCTGCACAGAAAGAAGTTGGATACTTGGTAAAAGAATTTGAAATGAAAAAATCTGCAGATGCATATTCACGAGCATCAACTTCTCGTACTGGTGTTCTTGATTGTTCTAAACTTCACACCTACAAGTACAATGAAGATCTTTTCAAGAAAGTAACACTTCTTCCTGATGGAAAGAATCATGGTTTAATTTTTATTCTTGATTGGTCAGGTTCTATGTCTAATGTGATGTTGGATACTGTTAAACAACTCTATAATTTAATTTGGTTCTGTAAGAAAGTTTCCATTCCATTTGAAGTATATGCATTTACCAATGAGTGGTTTAAGTATAATACTAATTACGAAATCCAAGAAAAGAAACCAGGATTCTTCCACATCGACAAAGGTTTCAGTCTCATGAATCTGTTTACTCACAGAACCAGTGGTCGTGACTTGGAACTACAGATGATTAACATTTTCAGAATTGCAACTCAATTCAGTGCTCGTAATAGTTACTACTCTGGTTATGTTTATTCTTATCCCAATAATCTAAGTCTTTCTGGAACTCCACTGAATGAAACTTTAGTTTCACTTCATAAAATTATTCCACAATTCAAGTCTGAGAATGACATACAAAAAGTTCAGTGTGTTATTTTGACTGATGGTGAAGCGAATCCTCTGAAGTATTATAAAGAGTTTCCTAGTCGTAAATCTCCCGAGGGAGAACCATACATCGGATTGAACTCTCCTTACTATAATGAAGTTACTATTCGTGATCGTAAAGTCGGTAAAACTTACTCACTCAATGGTGATTATAGTAAATTCACCGATGTGATGCTTGAGAATCTTCGTGATCGTTTTCCCAATACTAATTTTATTGGTATTCGTGTTCTCGAATCTCGTGATGCAGCAAACTTCATCCGTCGTTATTACAAGTCTCAAGATTTCAATGAAAAGATGATTGAGTGGAAAAAGAATAGGTCTATGTCTATTTCTGGATCTGGATATCAGAAGTATTTTGGATTGTCTTCAACTGTGCTTTCTTCTGATACTGAGTTTGAAGTAAAGGATGATGCAACCAAAGCCCAAATCAAGAGTGCTTTTAAAAAATCTCTTACTTCCAAGAAAATGAATAAAAAAGTTCTTGGAGAATTTATTGATTTGGTCGCATAAATACTAAAAGATTAATAGGTAAATCCATGGGAAGACTGTCTAGAGAACTATTGGGTGGTGGTGAGCCTGCACCAAAAGCAACTCCCGCACCAGCACCAGCACCTAAAAAAGTGGAAGTTAAAAAAGATTTGAAAGGTGAAGGTATTAAAACCGCATCTGCAGAATCATTAGGATCAAAAGACGAATAAATATAAGAAAAGTGTGAGAATCATGGACGCCCTCCAAACTTACGAAGTTATTAAGAACTATCTTTTAGAAAGAAAAATAGCATCTACTAGTGAGGAAGTAAATGCTATTATCTTAAATATGGAGGAGTCCTGGTTTGAAGAAATCCTTACAGAAGAAGATTCGGACAAATTAAAGGATCGTCGCATGGAGCGTGGTGGTGTTGGTGGTAACCAACGTTACAACAAACCAGTCAGTAACACACCCAATACATTTGGAAAGAAAAAACCAAAGTATGACGGTATGTCTGCCGTCGAGAAAGTAAGGGCAAGCATCGAGAAGAAGTATGGCAAAGGTGCCATTATAGACACCAAAAAGAAAAAAAACTAAAATTGAAATTTTATTATGAAAATTATTACATTTTATTTTAGATTGGAGGGTGGTAACATTCTTCCTTTAAAATTTGACTTACAGCCAAATAGTCTTAGAGAGAAGTGGCTTGAACAAATTAATATAAAAGAACAAGAAGAGGATGCATATTTAAATCTCAAGATCACTAACAAAAATGTTAATGATCTTCCGTATTTAAAAAATAAATTAAACAGTATAGTTTCTTATATCAACAAACTATATGAAACTGATAGACTTGAATTATTGGAGGGAGACCCTAGTGATATTGATCAAGACAAGTTAAATCATCTTCATGAAATGTTTGAGGAGTATGGAGAAGAATCTATAGATCCTGAAAAGTTTTTGAGTGAGGAAGCTCACGATACTTGGTTGAGTTTGAATGAATGGATTCATATAACTGAGATTGCAATGAAGACGGAACCTGATATGTTCCCGTGTTATAGTTGTCTTTGTTCAATATATCCTCCGTATCCAGGAGAACCTCTTGATGCTGGAGATAAATTATTTTTAGATAGTGAGTTTGCTTGGGGATCTTTATACCTTGGATATAATACTCTAGGTAAAGATTACTCTCATGCGATGTGTGATGATGATGTCCGTGTAATTCAGAACGATCAGGTAAAAATTCAAACATTGTATAGTACTGAGTGTTGGTTGAATTTCTCTCAAACACCATACATGTATAAAAGTATGGAAGAAGATTTCTATCAGTGGTATTTGAAACAGGATGAAGAAACCAAGGCAATGATTCCTATTCATGATAGAGATAAACTTGCTCTTGGTAGGTATTATCTTGGTAGAGTTATTATTGATGAAACTTTCACTAAGATTAATTCGGATCTGGATGCATGGAGACATGATCCAGAACTACAAAAACGTTGGAATCTTGAAGTCTTTTCTAAAGTAGAAGAATTTATTGGTATTGAAATTCATGGGGATCAAGCCCCATATGGTATTTGAAGTGGGAGACTATTTGCTATGAATCAAATTCTTGAAAAATTTATTTCTACATCAAAAAATTCCATTTGGAATCCATCACTACCTTTACCTGAAGATATTTGGGACTCTGATTGGCCATATCTAACTATAGATTTTAAGGATAATTTTAGTGAGATGTACCGAGAGTGCGTTAAGAACGATGATGCATTTGTTGGACATAGAGAGAAAGATAAACATCTTAGCTATTCTCATGAGGGGTGGAAAGGATTAACCTTACATGGATTACGTCCTAGTGCTACTGAAAATTATGATCAGTATGGAGGGAGTCCAGACCAATATAGGTGGACAAGTATATGTGAAAAATTTCCTGCATGTGTTAAGTTCTTAAAAAAACTTGGATATCGTAGATTTGATAGAGTTCGGATCATGAAGATTGAACCTGGTGGACATATCATGCCTCATGATGATGGAGAAGGTAGAATTTTTGGTCCACTTAATATTGCAATCAATAATCCAGAAGGATGTGGATTTTATTTTAAGGATTATGGAGAGGTCCCTTTTAAATCGGGTAGAGGAGTATTCTTAGATATTGGTAATACTCATGCGGTCTATAATAATAGTGATAAACCGAGGTATCATTTTATTGTTCATGGAGATGTGAATCCCAAGTTGGTTGAAGGTGCATACAAACAACTCCAAACAAAGTTGGAAGATGTAGATAGAAAGATCTGTTATGGTATCTACAATCAACTCGATAGGATTGAAAATACTGCAATGTATCTTCGATTTAAAGGTTCTTCTTTGTTTTATCTCAAGAGAGCTCACAAAGAATCGGATATTTTCTTTGGCGATTCTATCAAAGAACTTTTAGGAACAACTGCTGATGCTGGTTATGATTATTGTGTAGTTCTTGCTGCAGGAACTATTCTTAAAAGTTTTGAGTATGATAGAGAAATCCGAAACTTTATTATGAAAGATAAAGACTTTGGAGTTGCCGGACATTGTTTGATGAAACCGGATCATTGGGCTGAACTTCATCATCAGTTCTTCATTGTCAATCTTCATGCATGGAAAGAGGTTGGTAGACCGGATTTTGGTACGTGGCAAGGAGAGTCGGAAGAACTTTTACCAGTCTTGGAAAGAAGTGAAGAAAATTTTCATCATGATTACACTCCTTTGTGGGTAAAGGTGAATAAAGATAAGAAGAGAACCAAACAACCATTTGCAGGACAGGGATGGGAGCTCCTCAAAGCAATGTTTGAAGGTGATTGGTCTGTTGTTATGTTGAATGAAACTCTCAGACACAATAAGTTCTACCATTATCCAGAACATGAGACTGCTCGATATGAACAGTCACTGAAAACCATGACGACTTATGATAGTCAGAACTGGAATCAGAAGAAGTCTATTGAAGATGCTCTGTCTGTGAAGGATCAGATTTGGTTGTTCAATAGTGAGGATATGTGCATAGTAAATGAGGGTACTTTTGATCTCGCTGTGAATACCGCAAGTGGATTTAAGATTTTTGATCTCTTCAGGGAAAAGAAACTCAATCCCAAATCTAAAATTGTTGTTTATGATTTCAATCAAAGAAGTCTTGCTTGGTATAGACACTTGTATGAGTGGGGCAGTACACCTGGATTTGTACAGGATGATTTGGGTAAACGACATCTAAATTTACTTGAGTGTATGAAAACATTCCAATATAAGGAAAATTTTACTTGGATTGGTAAAACTCATATTCTTCCTGATGAACAGGGTGATCTGCATGATGACATGACTATATTCAAAGATGTTTCATTTATTAAATCCTTGAAGGATACTATCAATTATTTTGGTGGATCTCAAAATTTTATAAATTATTGGACATGGTTCAGAGCTTGTAATGTAGAATTCAAGAAAATTGATCTATATAAAGAAACTGATAAGTTCTGTAAAATATTTGTAGGTAAAGGTAGAAAACTTGTAAATCTCTCAAATATTTTTTCTACAGATGCAACGAATCTTTTGTATGGACATACTGAAGTTCAACTTGCTCAACAGAGATGTTTGTTCAATCTATATTTGATTGATCCAGAAATCGAAGTAACTCTCTATGATTATTGGAATCGATGGAAGTATGGTAAAGTCAAAGACCTTATAGACAGTTAACGAACTGTCCACAATCCTTCCATCAGACGGAGAAGTGAGTTATAATTTATTTGTTGAAACAACACAACCCATGACTCGCCTCAAGATGACAGATGACCAATTGATCAATTCTCTTAAAGATCTCTACGGAGAATCAATCACTAGTGCTGACATCAAAGCCTGGTGTGCAATGAATAGTATGGGTTATCAGACTGTCACTCGTAGATTGTCTAACTACAAAACGGGTCATGGTAAGTGGAACTTTGAGGTATCTCAGGATGCGCTAAGAGATTTGGAAATAAACTATAATGCTCCTGCGGCAATGCCTGTAATCGAACAAAACCTTGTTCCTCAAAAGGATGATACTTTCGTCAAGTTTGGTAACTTTAGTGATCTTAAAAAAATTATTCAATCCCGTATTTTTTATCCAACGTTTATTACGGGTCTTTCGGGTAATGGTAAGACGTTCTCTGTGGAACAGGCATGTGCTCAATTGGGTCGTGAAATTATTCGTGTAAACATTACTATTGAAACTGATGAAGATGATCTTATTGGCGGTTTCCGCCTTGTTAATGGTGCAACCGTCTGGCACAATGGCCCAGTCATTGAAGCACTCCAACGAGGAGCTATCTTGCTCCTTGACGAGATCGACCTCGCTTCTAACAAAATTCTCTGTCTCCAAAGTATCCTTGAAGGAAATGGAGTCTTTCTCAAGAAAATTGGGAAGTTTGTACTCCCCACTGCAGGTTTCAATGTTATCGCAACCGCAAATACTAAAGGTAAAGGTTCAGACGACGGACGATTCATTGGAACTAACGTGCTCAATGAAGCCTTCCTTGAGCGATTTCCAGTAACCTTTGAACAGGAGTATCCTACTGCCGTTACTGAAACTAAGATTCTGAGTAAATTGTGTTCTGATGATGAGTTCTGCAAACGTCTTGCTGACTGGGCAGACATTATCCGCAAAACCTTCTATGATGGTGGTATTGAGGAAGTGATCAGCACTAGACGGTTGGTTCACATTGTCAAAGCATATTCAATTTTCGATGACAAAACTAAAGCTATGCAAGTTTGTCTGAATCGTTTTGATGAGGAAACAAAACAGTCCTTTATGGAACTGTATGATAAAGTTGATGTTGACTTCCAGATGCCCTCTGAGAATGTTGACGATGTTCCATTTTCTTGATACAATTACTGAGGTTACATTATGAACACTGCAATGACTATGCTAGGTGGCATGTCTGGGGACACCATCACCTTCACAGGTGGTACTTTCTCTGAAGACACTTTTATTGGCGCTGCACAACCGGTTGATATGGATGGTATCTTCGGTGGTGCAGGAACTGACTACATTTCTTTTGATACGGATAGTGAAGACCTTATCTCCTTCGATCTTAATATGGATGAAAAAAACAACCGATACAAATATAGTGAGGAAAAAATCCTCAAAGAACTAAAAGATTATATTGTTAGAACATATGACCAGCATTATTCTGCTGGTGATGATAAGATTCAAACTCTTGATCTTATCGAAGCTTGTGGTGATGGTGAGGCATTCTGCCGCAGTAACATCCTCAAGTATGCGTC